TCGACCAATGTAACGTCGTGAGTTGGACTTATTGGTAATGAGATAAACAAAACCGAAGTAGTCCCCAATATCATCACTAACAAAAGGTTTGTCATCATATAACCAGGGATTCTCATAGTCAATTACTATACTCATCAATAATGTGAAGAACCTCGTTCAAGTATTTATGAGCAAAGCCTTTGGGGTCCGCATACCAATTATCATCAGCATATAACTTATGCTTTAATTTTAGTATACGAACCTTCAATTCTTCTTTTGATAATTTATTCCGTGGCATTTTCACCTAACCATAAGTAAGAATAATCAGCATCACCAAATAGATAATCATCCATTACAGCAGCTTCTTGATATGCTTTTAGCATTTCCTCATCCTTCCATTCCACACAATCACATTTACAATTGCCATTACAGTTGGAATCCTGCGAATGTATCTTTTTTAACATCTTGCTTGATGCCTCCAACAACATAAGACTCGACTTCTGTTTCTTGAGGTGCAACCTGAAGACCTTTGGAAGAAATCCAGTGTTGCGTCCAAGGGAGTGGATTGTTTTTTGCGGCAATGTCATATTGTGGAGTCAGGCCAATTGCCTTTAGACGGCGATTAGCAATCCATTCAACATACTGTTGAAGAAGTTTGTCATTTAAACCAATCATAGAACCATCTTTGAATAGATAGTCCGCCCACTTCTTCTCTTCGTTGACAGCGCGGTCAAACATTTTATAAGTCCACTCTTCCTCCTCTTTCATAATCTGCTTCATCTCTGGATCATCACCATCACGCCACTTATTCAGAATATTCTGAGTGATAGCGAGGTGTTGATTCTCATCACGAGCAATGAGAGAAATGATTTTTGCAGAACCTTCCATGAGCTTTAACTCACCAAAGGCAAAAGAGCAAGCAAAAGAAACATAGAAGCGAATACCCTCAAGGATATTTACATTCGCAACTGCTCTGTAGAGTTTTCTCTTAACATCGTTTAATGTTTGACGCGCAGAATCAACTCCTTCAAGTCTGAATATCCAATCACTAGATGTTCCATAAGCTTGGGCAGACTGAATGAAGTCATCATAGGACTCTGTAACGCTTCTAGAACGCTCTACAATCCGCTCATCCGTGATAATTTTATCAAAGACCTCTGATGGATCCGAATAAACGTTTTTGATGATGTAGGTGTAGGAACGACTATGGATCATTTCCATAAATCCCCAGACTTCCATACACGCTTCCAATTCGGGAAGAGAGCAGTAGGGAATGAATGCCATACCAGGACCACGACCCTGAACAGAGTCCAACATAATCTGATACTTTAAGTTAGAAGTATAGATGTGCTTTTGCTCTGGACGGAGAGTGTGATAATCTCCACGGTCCTTCTGGAGAGAAACCTCTTCGGGTCTCCAGAAGTAACCTAATTGTTGTGTTGTAAGTTTGTCGAAAACTGGATATTTGTATGAATCGTATCTTTGTATTCCTAGGGGTTGACCGAAAAACATCGGTTGTTTTTTTGTATTCACTTGTTCGGTATTAAAAACCGTCATCCCTTTAACTGCAGGTTCTTCTGTCGAAGAAATTTTAAATTGCACAGGATTCACACTCTCCCTCCTCTACTGAGCTTAGTTCGTTAAGTAATTCTTCTAAATTGGGTTTCTTCTCCTCCAATACTTCGTCACTCTTCATATCGTGAGTATTCTGATAGTAGGATGTCTTCCATCCGTACTTATATGTAGTTAAAAAGTCTTGTGCCATCACTGAGACAGGAACTTCACCATCTGGATAATTTTCTGGGTTATAGGACCAGTTTCCAGAAATTGCTTGATCGAAGAATTTTTGCATAACTGCAACAATATTAATATACCCACGGTTACTAGGCATATCCCAAAGAAGCGTATAATGATTCTTAAGGGAGTTATACTGTGGGACAACCTGCTTAAGAGGCCCTTTCTTTGATTTCTTAACGGACAAGAAATCTCTAGGTGGCTCGATTCCATTGGTTGCGTTTGACACAACGGAACTGCTCTCCGATGGCATTTGTGCGGACAGTGTTGAGTGCCGTAGACCGTGTTCCAAGATAGATGCTCTGAGAGATTCCCAATCATGTTGCAGTTTAACTGATGAAACTTCGTCTAGTTCCTTCTTATATGTATCGATGGGAAGGATTCCATCGGCATATTTTGTGCGACCAAAGTATTCGCAATAACCCTTTTCTTTAGCAAGTTCATTAGACGCTTTCAAGAGATAGAATTGGAATGCTTCGGATAATCCGTGAACAGCATCCCATGCTTCTTGAGAGTCATAATTGTATCCAAGTTTTGCCAAATAGTGTGCCAGACCAATAAATCCCACACCAAGAGAACGACGCGCCTTGGTGGCGATTTCTGCTGCCTCTACGGGATACTTTTGATAGTCAATCAACTCCTCCAATCCACGTACAGCCAGGTCACAAAGGTCTTCTAGTTCGTCATCAGATTTCACACGACCAACATTGATCGCAGAAAGAATGCACAATGCAATCTCTCCGTGCTTATCATCAATATGATTAATTGGATATGTTGGTAGAGTAATCTCCTGACAAAGATTAGACATATTCACCTTGTCTTTAAAGGACGAGTGTGAATT